AATATACTGTTAAAGTCATATAAGTACCCTAATTGTAACGGATCAGCGCCCTTTACGGAAACTTGTTGTCCTCCGGCATCTTCTGCATCTAATAGCAACTGTAAAAACTTGTTTTTATCAGCCTCGTTCTCGATGTTAGTCCGAATGTTTTGTTCAGATTCGATTACCTGCTCTTGTGTCTGGTCTATCTGCTCTTGTAACACGGTCTCTGTATCTGAAATAGTCTCATATATACCAGTAGGATCGGTGTTCGCGAATGGGCTTGTGTCCGCAATCGTAACATCTTCACCTATTAAAAGAGCCTCTAGCATGGTTTGATCTAAGGCGTCAACAAGACCGTCGTTATTTACGTCGTACTTAACCCGCGTAGCTTCGTCCAGCTCATTTACAACTTCCGTCTGTGCAATAAGGTCGGCAACAAAGTCAATGTCTACCTGCGTCACTTCGGTAGCGGCTTTACCAATTAGATCGGATACCGCGTCGATCTCATCAGATATGGTCGCTTCGCTTTCTGCTAGTGCAGCTAGTAAGTCTTGTTCTGTGTCTCCAAGGTCAGTAGCAACCTCTGCAATTGCATTTCGAATAGCCTCGTCGCGTTCTTGCCCCGCAGTCTCATTTCGAGCAATAGCCCCATAGAGGCCAGTCGCGTCGCGGGACTCATCTACGTCGGGAGTTGACGGATCATCGGCTACAGCCGGATTCCCTAGGAGAGCATTATCAAAAGTAGGATCCCCAGTAGGATCACCAGTAGGATCACCGTCAGGATCGGCATCAAGATCGGCATCAGGAGCTTCGTTTGGATCTTTAGCGATAGTATCGTCGAGGAAGTTATACAGCCCCGTAGACGCGGTTTCACCATCTGCCGGGTCACCATAAATGTCCGCTAAGCCAGATACATCGTTACCAGAGTCCCTAAAGTCTGTAAAGGTCTCACTGATAGTTTCTGCAACCTGTGCGTCGGTAAGACCAGCGTCACGCAAAGTCTGAACTGCACTATCGATAGACTCGTACAGAGCATCCGTATCAGTACCCCCAGTAGCCGCCGCACCAATAGCGGTATTGAGCCTTCCAACAGACTGGTCAATCGCAGCAACCGCAAGCCCAGAATCACCGAGAGAATCGATCATGGTCTGTTTGATAATAGCTAGCGATTCTTGCATTTCTGGAGAAAGTCCATCTTCCCCTGCCATACTCACACCCATCTCGTCAATAATGGCAATGATAGAGTTATATCGTGCAGTGGGTAGGTTACCTTCAGCCCGTCCCGCCAGATCGGTCTCCATATACTGCCCGATAAGCGCTTCTATATCTTCAGCTGCGGGTCGAGGTAGGCCAAGCGCAGCATATGCCGCCGTAACTTCATCGTCAGTGACCATGCGGGGATCGACGTACGTATCTACGGCTTCTTGTTGCTGTGTCTCCTTAACCTGTCCTACAAAACGAGCAACCTCAGCATCAGTCGGATCGTATCCCAGAGCTTCTAGGAACTCTCTCGCCTCACCTGCATCGGTGTAGAGTGGGTCAGCGAAGGCTGCAATTGCTTTTTGCTGCTCAGCTTCTGAGGTAGCCCCGACGAACTGGTCAATCTGCGCCTTGGTAGGTGTAAAGCCTAGGTCGTTGAAGTATTTTTTCGCTTCATCGTAGTCAGTGACCAGCGGATCAGCGAACGTGATCATGTCAGCTCGTTGGGAGGCTTCAAAGTCTGCCTCTCCTTGCCCTATGAATTCCGCAATTTGTTCGGCTGTTGGGTCGGTTAGACCCTGATCCTTCAGAACCTGCGTAGCTTCCGCTTCTGTTATCTGGCGAGGGTCAACGTACTCAGCGATCGCCGCTTCCTGATCCTTTTCGTCTTTCTGACCTACAAAATTAGCAAGCTCAGTCTCTGTTGCTTCGTACCCCAAGGCATCGTAGAACGCTTGCGCTTCTTCAGTAGTCGTCTGGCGAGGGTCAACGTACGCAGCAACCCCAGATTCTTGTAACGTTGCAAAATCCGCATCTCCCTGACCTACAAACTTAGCAAGTTCGTCAGCCGCAGGATCATATCCTAGGGCGTCAAAGTGCGCTTGTGCTTCAGCTTCAGTCGTCTGGCGAGGGTCAACAAAGACACCGATAGCAGCCTTCGATTCGGCTTCGCTGTTCTGCCCTACAAACTTAGCGACATCAGCGTCGGTAGGCTCGAATCCTAGCGCAGCAAAGAACGCACGAGCTTCTGCTTCAGTCGTCTGTATTGGGTCAACATAGGCTTCTATAGCCGTTTCAACCTCGGTCTCAGGGGTCTGACCTACGAACTGTTCGATTTCGGCTTCTGTTGCACTATACCCGAAGGTATCCATGAACAAACTAGCTGCTTCTGCCGAATCGGTGTACAGTGGGTCAATATAAGTCTCTACACGAGTTGCAAGCTCACTATCACTAGCGGACCCTACAAGGGCATCAATGTCTGTTTGTGAGGGGGAAAAGTCTGGATTTGCGGTTGTGAACGCGTCGTACGACTCAGCAGTGCTTGTGTACTGGCTGTTGTCAACGATGTTCATTATGTTATTGAATACGTAGTCACTAACACCAAGCGCAGCCAGTTTTGTTTTAGCTGCTGCTTTAGAGGCCGCTGTCGAACCAGCGTCTAAGGTAGCTTTTACAAGCGCATTTACTTTTGGGTTAAGGGTTACGAGCGCGTTAGATAGCATGTCGCCCGTTGCAGCTACAATTTCCCCCGCTGAGTTCTTTACATATCCTGCACCTTGAGCCGCCGCGTTGCCGACTTTTACGATTTGCTTAGTTATCACCTCGCCGGTACTCGATACGTACTTTCCAGCCGCGTTCTTTGTAACGGATACAACGTCTCCGGCCTTACTTACTCCATAGGCACCCCCTGATACGGGACCACCAATAAGTGTACCCATCATAGATGAAGCGACTATCTCCCCAACTACGTCACGTGTCGGGTCAATTTTATATAATTGGGATTCGACATATGTAGTGGCAAGACCCTCTTCAATACCTTCTGAAACACCTTCTTTTATGAAGATCTCACCACCATCAGCGATCGCGCCAATCACATCGGATAGGACGCTATCACCCACTACTTTAGGTGCGCGGTCGCCAAGTACAGCTTTCTCAAGTGACTGACCACCAACACCGGATAGTCCCAATGTTATAACTGCCTGTACCGTTCCCGCCTTAACCGCTAGATCTAGTGCATATGCTTTAGCCTCTACGTCAGACATACCGGTTGCGCGGGCGACTTCTAAGGCTGTATCGTAAGCACCACTGGCAGCACCACCAAAACTCTCAGTTATGTCTGTAACAAGGGACGCTGACAAACCGGCGTTTGCACCCATTTTCTTAGCGACCGCAGCACTCGAACCTGCGAAACGTGCCACGCCTTTAGCACCAAGGGAAGCGAAGCCACCTACTGCTAGTGGTAAGAGTTCTTGCGCCGCCTCTACCAGAATGTATTCCGAGAAGAACGTCGCTGGATGTTCCGCGATCGCGCCCCCAATAGCCTTCATTTTCGCGAATGCGCGGTCTTGCCAAGGGGCGTCAGGATCTGTCTCTACCGCCATCATAGTCTGCATTTCGGCTAGAGCTTCTTTATATGCAGGGGTATTGGCGTCCTCTCCAAGACCAGTCAACGTCTCTGCAAATTTACCGAGTGCGGTATCCGGTGGGGCGATACCCAAAAGTGCTACGACACCGTTAAAGGTAGTAAGCGCCCCACCAGCTGCTTTAGCTACGTTAGCCGCAGTGTTGATCGAGGTTTCGCTACCCGTCTCTTTATAGAAGTTCAGCGCCTTGGTTACAAAGTCGATCACAAAACCAGTTTTGTCCATGTCGGCACCATGGTCTTTAACAATCTCTAACGTCTCTACGGCATTTAACTGGTTTATCCCTGTGTAGTTATACTCGCTAAACTCACCGGCAAAACTACCGTCGGGGCCACTAAGAATTGTTTTCCCCGTTGCGGCATCGTATTTACCTGTTATACCTGACGGGAGACCTGTCGCGAGGTTCTCTAATGTGAAGTCTGCGGAACTACTAACAAACTCTTTGTATGTGTTAGATTCATCATCGTAATACCGCGTAGTTGTAAGCTTTCCTTTCTTGGGATCCCAGCTTTCGGTAGTTGCAGAAAGATCTTTCCACACGCGGTTACCGTCTTCATCAACCACGACGGCAGCCTTACCATCGGATACGTCTTTCCAAGTCGTGCCTTCTGAAAGTGTAGCTTCGTTAACAACAGCATTTGCCGATGGTGTTGGCACTGCCACCGGGGATGGGTTAGCTATAAAGGCATCAAGCTTTTCTGGGGTGTCATAAGTACTAGCGAGATTGTCTGAAACAGCTTTTAGCTGCGCCTTAGTTAGAAGGCTAGGATCTACCCCTGCGGCTGCAAAAACGTTTGTTAGCGCTATCTGACGTTTTTCCGTCATCGCCTGATCGTACTGCGCGTCGTTAACATACACGGATTCGTGCTGCCCGGTCGTTAAGTAGTGCGCAGTGGCGCTCTGGTCCGTAGGAATGTTATTGATTTTGCGATATTCGGCTTCGTTGAAATCGGGAGCCATTACTTCTACAACTGCACGGTCTGCCTCAGCGTACGCAGACGATAGATCTTCGTTAAGCCGCTCAGAACTAACTGACAAGTTTGCCACTGCGTCGGCGTAGTCTTTCTCATAACCTACAAAGTCATCTTGCGCAGTAGTTATTTTTTTCTTATAGCTTTCGAGCTGTGGCGCGTAATCGGTATGCTTCTTCTCAACCGCTGCTTCCGCTTTTAAGTACTCTTTCTCCGCAGCTTCAAACTCTGCCGTAGTGTTCCCGCCGCCCTCTGCCGCTTGATACGCAGCGAAAGCAGTTTCATATTCTGCACGCTTAATTTTCAGGTCGTCCATATCCCCATTAAGGTCATCAACTAACCATTCGTATGATTTAACGGCGTTATCACGGGCTAAAACTGCATCGTCGAGGTTGTCAGCGGCTTTTTCTACCTTCTCATAGTCGCCCGTCAGCTTGTCCATCGAGGTGTTGACTGCATCACCGAAGCTAGAGTTGTCAATAGCCTCGTGCATAGCCTCGGTACCATACGCGCTCATCATACCGTTAAACGCTGCAAGCCCTTCCTCACCGCTGGTGCCATCGAAGGCCATCGTTACAGTGCGCTGAAGTGCAGTGGTGATGTATCCAATATCCCGGTCAGTAAGCGTACTATCTTCAGCCATCAGGCCGGTCACTAGATTAGTAGTGACGAGACCTTTCGCCGCCGCATTCGCTAGCATCTCACCAGTTATTTCTTGCCCCGTAAGCTCGGCTACTATACCAGCATGCACAATTTTACTGGTGATGTTCGGAACCGCTTTTAGTCCCGGATTAGCCTCAAAAAATTCACTAGACCCGTTCTTCTCCCCGATGTAACCCATAGTTGCGGACACTGCCACATCTAGGCCGCCCTTTACGAAGGCTTCCATCGGATCTTCACCGTAGAGAACCGCCACTGCGGCGTTACTGGTGCCCTTTGAAACGATACTAGTAACTAGTTCTTTACCAACATAGTCACCGCCAACCGCACCCGCAACGTTACTGCCAACTTTAGCCGCAGTCGCGCCAACCTTACCGACTGCGTATGATATAGCTACAGTCTTCAGTACTTCACTAAACTCTTCCCCGTCAGCAGCAGCTTTTGCACCGTCGATTAGGGGTATTGCCCAAGCGTTGCCCGTAGTCATAGCTGCTATTTTGGCAATCGTAACTAGTGGATCGTCTAGGGCTGCTTGGATTGTTGCTACCGTAAAATCCGCGACCGGTTCGATGATCTCGTCAACTACCCACTCTACCGGTTTGCCGATAAGCGTGTCGCCTACCCACGCAACGGCCTCTACAACAGGCTTCACAACGTTACCTATCGTTTCGACAACGGGAACAAGGACTTCTTCAGCTACGAATTCTACTACGTCAGCAGCAGCTTCTACTGCGGTAACTGCTGCGTCAACCGCGACTTCGGCCACGGGAACAATGACTTCTTCAATTGCGAATTCTAGTACATCGACTGCGGCTTCTACTATGGCGGGCATTTATAATCCTCGGGTTAACGGTTCTGTGCCTAAGCGCATATAGACCACGTATTTGTCCATCGCAGCGCCTTTAGCGACTACGCCTATATAGATCTCAGTGTCCAGTTGTTTTGCACGGCGCTGGAAAATCTTAAACGCGTTTAAAAACACAGGGCTATTAAAGGTAGTCGAATAGTGCGTATACCCTTTTTGCTGTAGGTAGTTAAAGTACTTGAACCCGTTCTTGACAAAGTTTCGTCCAGTGTCCATATTGAACGCCCTACCCACCATCTTGTGTTGGTTCTCCCCCTTACCCAATTGCGATAAGAATACTGTATTCCCTACCTGAACTATGTCTGTATTTGGGAGCGTTGTTTCTCCAGCTATAACTGCTAATACACTTTGCAAGGGTACCCCCATATCGGGCATATTGTGTACAGCACCGGTAATAATTTCAGGGCCTTTTAGTAGCTTTTCATTACTATCTACGAGGTTCATGAGCTTACCTCCGGCGAAAACACGGCAGCGGAGTAGATGTTGCCCATACCGGCGGCGAGACTGAGCATTAGCCCTCCGGGAGCGGGGGCATCAGCGGACAGGAACACAGGGTCATCCTGCGTTCTGTTAAGGATTTTAGGCACATAGCCTTTTTTCAGGTCTTTTAACAACAATCCAGTCTCCAATAAGCCGCTCGCACCCATAGTATGCCCAATACGAGGTTTATACGATGTTGCAATAAACTCGTCTAAGCTATTCAATAGTGCCGATTTTTCCGCAGCATTGTTGACTGGAGTACCAGTTCCATGCGTCTTCACCAATCTTACTTCATTTTGGTGTGCTTTGGCTACAAATAATGCACCTTCGATAGCTTTACTAAAACCCGAGCCATCTGCTCTTTGTCCTAGCGGGTTTGTGTTGTCCTCTGCGGAGGTGTAGGCCCCTAGAAATTTAGCCATCGGCGTAGGCATTCCGGGATGTTCCTTCTCAAATATAGCTAACGCCGCACCCTGCCCCAGAAAGAACCCTTGATTTGTAGTGTCAAAAGCCGACGGCTGTCGTTCGGTCTCGTCTTTATACTGTAGACTCGCTCCAGCTTCGCCAAAGAACCCTAGCGTCAGGTTGTTAACGGCATCTTCCCCAGTAAGCACGATAACGCGGTCAAACCCGAAATTGTTCATCAGGTTCTGTACATCCATGAGGACTTTTAAGCTGGAAGCGCAGGCGCTAGCGTCTGTTGACACATGGTCATGTACCCCGAACATACTGGCGATACGGCCAGCATATATGTTGGTTAGGACTATGAAGGGTACTTTTACCGCGTAATGTAGTTCGGCGCTAGGGTTTTTGTCGTATCGCCCATTGTTAAGCATCCACCCCTGATTACCCGCAGCGAATATAAACCCGGTCTTACCTTGCACGGGGTTGTCTCGTACGTAGCTAATGGTGTCTTCATCGACCAGACTTTCAAGAAGCGTATGTGGTGGGTATTTCATCCCGCTTTTAGCACGTCTAAATGTCTCAGGGATTATATGCGCATGTTGAGGGTGTGGGATGTCCGCGATAAGCTTCGTTTCTGTAGTGCATACGGTATTGCATTTCGTGAGGTATATCATGATAAGTCCTTAACTAAGGCTTTAACATTGTCGTATTCGCTCTCAGGGTCTTTAGTTTTGTACTCTTGCAAGAAGGTATTCAGCGCACCAATTGAGCTAATCGGCCAAAGCGCATCCATCTCCTCGCCTCCGGGAATACCATAGGCTTCGCCTAGTACGAAGAAGATCAATGTGACATCTAGGCTGTCGAGGTTTGTCGCGTCTTCAGTTATAGGTACATCAAGGGATTCGGCCACAATATAATCTGCCGTTACTGCTTTCTGCGCCGCTGATACGGCGTTAAATACTTCAAGGAAATCAAACAATTTAGTCATGTTGTCGCGCCTGCTAATAGGGACTTTCTAGTATAAACAAAACGTTAGCAGGAGCAACTTCGCACCCTAACTAGTTAGCGGTTAGATGGTAGGCTACTGCTGTACCTGCTCAATTACCAAGTTAGTGCCGGGAGCGCCGGGGGCAAATGCAGTTGGTGCAACGGCAACGAGGGTAACGCTGAGGTCTGTTACCGCAAACATGATCTCTACGTATTCTCCGGGATCTAAAGACACTGACTCGTGGACAACCACCGAGCGATAAGAGCCGTTACCCGTGATGCCAATAATGCGGCACGAGTCGGCGATATCTGTACCATTCTTACGGATCCATGAGTAGACAGTCTTGTTGGCCGCATTAGAGCTAATATACTGCAATGTGGCCGACACGCTATATAGCCCAGAATTAGCGGAGACGATGCGAGACGTCGGGGTACCTATAGAGAAACCGGTGGCAATTGAAGTGGTGTCAAACGGAATTGCGTACGCAGTGTTTATTACCGCAGGGGTGTAGCTTATGGTTTGGACGAATGTGCCGTAGTACTCTTGTTGCTCGATGATGGGGCGAACGAATATAATACCGTCAGTAGAGCCTACTTTAACCACTTGCGCGATCGGTATGACATTAGCGGGTGCCGTGGGTTTGACATTAGTGAAAGCTCCGGCAGTGCTAGGTGAAGCATAAATGACATCCCCCAGACTGAACGCGCTTGTATCTACCTCACGCACGAACCCCAAAGTAGTACAGTACCCTTTTGTACCTGCGTCGGGTAAATCATGGGTCATAACCCCCAAAACAGAGAGGGTATCCCGAGATCCGTCGGCGATATATGGGGTTACTATTAGCGCGTCATCGGAAGCATCAACGGAACCGACAACTGTGCCGTTAGGGATAGTTACCCCCGTTTCGTTTTGCACCCGAACGAAAGTCTCCTGCCCTACCTGTTGTACAACCCCGTAATCCATGTCGATTTCAAGAGTTGCATCATCTTGATCCCAGTCTACCCGCCCCGTTTTATGGGGGGCCGCAGTGGTGAGCGAAAAATCTATATAGTCAACGCTCTGCCCCCAGCTTAACTGCTGCTGTAGGGCGGTGATACGGTTAAAATACAGACGCAAAACATTGTTAAGTTGGTCTTGGTATTGGCGACTGTACTGTTCTGTAGCCAGCGGTAAGGCTGGCGGTGCGAGCTGGTTAAGCTCTTCTTCAGAAGTAATAATTAAAGCCATTACCGTCTCCCATCCGGTCGCATATCTATGCGAGGTGTGCCGAACTGCCATGTAACGCCCAGCCCAGTAGACTCGATCTTGACTGCAAGCTGCCTACCACGTACACGCGTGTTCAACTGCCCTGTGTACTGTTCTATCGGTAACACAGTACTACGTGTTACGGTGCCAGAACTACTACCCCCCTGCGATAGCGGGTCGTTATACCCTGATCCTGAGTTCGCTAACGGGAGCAAAGTCATGGTAGCTGCGGGAGCCGCCGCCGTAGAACCTACGAACGTAACGTCGGGCAGTATACGCCATACAAACGAGAACTGATGCCCATCGCCTAAGTCAAACTGCGATGAGGATATTGACGCGGCAATCGGTAGCGTAGTAGCCGTTTCGTTATCGTCAGTTCCTGACTCCTGATTAACCAGATTATTACTATAGGTAGCAGCAAGCGGGAAGTTACGCAGCCCAGAATCTAGCCACGCTGTACGAGACATAGTGCCATAATACCATGTATTTTCGAGGTAGTTATAGACTACATACTTACCAATATCGGTCTGGTTTGTGGCACAGTAGAACCACCAAACCTCGTGGAAAGACTCGTTGGTACCCGCAAATACTTGGTCGTATTGCTGTACGTTAAAGTCAGAGAATATGTGTCTACGCAAGTCACAAGGTAGTGGTTGTGTACGCCCATCGTACTTGTAGAACTTATCTTTACCCATCCAGTATGCGATACCGTTGGCATAGGCTACAGCGTTCTGGCTCGCTATGGATATGTTCTCTCCTACTAATTGTGCGCCCCAAACAACAGGTGCTCCTACGTACTGTAAGGAGTATACGGCAGAATCAGTCCAAACAAGGATCTCTTGGCGCGACTGTTTGGCGGCCACGATCATCGTGCCCCGCGATAAAACTATACTACCTGCTTGGTTTGTCGCTGCGGGGGTCCAGTTTGTAGGATCTTCTTGGTCCGACCAGCGCACAAGCATTGGGTTTAGGGTGGCAGAAGAAAGCTCATTCGCACCGAAAGCAAACACAAAACGACTGATGTCAGAGATCTCGATTAAGTTCTGGCTTGTCGGGATGCCTGAACCTGTTAGAAGCGTCGCGCGAGATCCTGTACCTGCCGTCGCGTCCCAATAATACATGGCACCACCACGAGGGCCAAAGATTAGATCCTCACCAAAGTTAGCTTGGCTCCACAGGCGGATACTCTCTGTTGATACCAGTCCCGTACCCCAAACGCCGCCGCCCCAAGTACCCGCGCCCCAACCAGAAAGTGGGATTGCGTATGCAGCACCGACATGGATTTGGTACGCGCCTACTGTTGAACTCCCACCGTTGCCTACGTCAGACCCGTTCGCAGTAGCTACCGCTACTATTGTGTAGCTGCTGGAGTCGATTAGCGCATCAACTTGATATTCTTGGTTGAGCACATCTGCGGTAATGTTACCCCCGAGAGACACTGCGCCACTGAAAGTAACAAAATCTCCTGCGGTAGCTCCATGTCCAACGTCGGATATAGTCAGTACCGCGCTACCATTTGTAGCCGCAAAGGTTACATCCCCCGCAGCGGTAGTGGCGCGTAGCGGTGTAATGTCGTTGTAGCCGCCGCCCTCTTCTAAATAAAACTTTAGGTTGGTACCCACACCGAGTAAGTTAATGCTACCTAACGTAACCCAATTCCACAAAGACCGACATACGCCTAGGTAGGTAGTGCTCGATATACGCTCCCAACCACCAATTTTCTCTGGTAAGCCTTGACGAAACCGAACTTTGTCACATTCATACCAACCACCTTCGTTGGAGTAGTTGGTACGTTCCCGGTTTACACCGGGTTTAAATAGTATCTTTTGAAGAGGCATGGGGGCACCTACGTAGCGTCGCCAAATATTGGCGGGAGAGAGGTAATCGCGAGGGTCACACTCTGCTTTAAATTAAGCGGTTGCCCGCAATCAGCACAAGTATCGGCTGATATCTCAGATTCATCTAGGTCGTATTCGCAGTTCGCACAGATAACTTCTATCGTGTGGGTCGGTTCGACACCGGAGTCAACGTCTCGTGCAGTTACTAAGGTTTTCATCAGCATCCTCGCAATTCAAAGTGGGGGCCGTCGACAAACGCCTCAAGGCCGGTCAGTATCATAGCTTGGCCAGCTCTTTAGATAACAGATTCAGGAAATAAACTGGGTTGTTATTGTAATAAACGTATCTGCGCTTAGGCTCATCTGGGCACAGCCACAGTAACCGTTCGGTACGAGTATCAACGTGGATTAGCACCTGTTTCTCGCCACCAAGATGCGTGTCAAAATACATACCAAAGCCACCAACACCTGCGACAGATTGAACTGCTGCCCAGACCCTTGCGGATGCTGAATTGTCGAGAAGAAACAGATCTGTGGCCTGCGATTTGAGTCCGCCGTCAGCGCCGACACAATGGAGACTAGATCCACCGGTGAAACGCACATGGGCTTCCGGGTCAGGGCTTGGCACCATCGCGGTATTGCAGATCTTACGGATCTCTTGAGCCATCTCGATAACTTCATCAGCCATAAATCCAATCGCTTTAGCTGGCCATTCGTCGCGCTTTAAACTCATATCAACTCCAGATTGCTTACTTCTTGTCTTTATTGTACAGGTCGTAGAGGACTTTTACTTTCTCTTTAAGAGTCTCGATGTCCGCGTAGCTCTTCGCCAGCCAGAAAATCAAACCAACAAAGCCCACTGCGATGGGCCAAATTGCTGGAATTATTTCAAGTATGCTAACGTCCCCCATTATCGGGCCATGAGGCGATCTAGCTTCTCGTCTAATCGATCCAGACGATCCAGCACCCTATCTATGTCGGTGTTAACCTCAGCTTTAGTGACATACTCGCGCGCCATCTCTTCTCGGGTTCTGTTGAGTAGGATCTGGATTCGCTGCATCTCGGCTAGGAAACTGCGCAGTGCCCAGCTTATCACTCCTAGAATGACGGTAAGCACTCCACTCCACAATAAGCCCATGTCCATCGTATCTCCTACATTTTAGTCTTTTGCTTTATTTCGCAGGAATGCGAATGTTTCCATTACCTTATAGGCTTTGGCTACGATGGCGTCATCTTTGGGTGTGTCAGTGTAGTTGGCGACGATCGAACAGATCGTCACTACGGATGTAGCCAAGATGTAAATTGTTGAAAAAGGTTCCATGGTGTTCTCCTAGTTGCGGTATAAGTCGCGCCGCAACTCGTGCGGCAAGAACTTTATCACTCGTTATCGTCGATTGGTTCTTCTAAAGACTTGGTAAGCATATCGACAAACGCCTGCTTGCCTACCATCAACTGGTCCAGATTAAACTGGGTAGAATTGATCTTTCGATCAAGATCGCCAACATGGTTAATGACAACCTTTTGCTGATCGGTCAGTTGGTCTTCGGTGTACTCAGTGCCGTTGATCGCAATAGTCTTTGTTTTTTTCTCGGACATGTTGATCTCCTCTCATTTTAGGGGTTAGTTAAGCGGTAGCCCACGGTGTGCCACTGGCCGTTACGGGGCTGATTTGTAGGTCGATATTAGCTTGCAACGAGGCTTCCGTAGCGTCTTTGTCGATGCCGTCTTCCCAGCACCAGCTCAAAACATCTGCTTCCGTCAGGTCCGCGTAGGCGATATAGCCCGGGGCCTCCGGGTCAGGGCTTGGCACCATCGCAGTGTCGCAGATCTCGCGGATCTTCTGGGCCATCTCAATGACTTCATCAGCTATGAACCCTATGGCCTTTGCTGGCCATTCGTCGCGCTTTAAACTCATGTTAGCTCCCGATAAAAAATGTCAAACCAGATCCAATTACTAGGCACGAAACAGCAACCACGGCTTTCGATATAAGACTGTTTTTCTCAACAGCGATAATAAGCGGCTTTAACTCATACTCGCGCACAGATCGGATCTCTTTGTTAATGGCAATGATGTTCTTTTTGGTCTCTTCTTTGAACTCGTTTTGACGGTCCTGGCGTTCCTCGGCCCGCGTCTGGAATTGCATAAAGGTGGCCATCTGTTCAGCCAGTTTGACCAGTGCCCGTTCAATCCGATCATTAGATTTGATCTGGCTTTGTATGTGAGATTCTAGTCTTTCTGCTAGCAAATTATGATCGGTCATAAACAAAGGCCACTGTTGATTAATTAATTTTTACTATTATACAGGTCATAGAGAACTTTTACTTTCTCTTTCAAAGTCTCAATGTCCGCGTAACTTTTAGCCAGCCAAAATATAAGGCCAACAAAACCGACGACTATGGGCCATAGCGCCGGGATTATTTCTAAGAGGCTAACAGATTCCATTACTGCCCTTTAAATTGCCGCAATAATAAACGCCAACAGCTCAGAGTAACGAACACCCAATCGGGTGCGCTCTGTAGCGCCTGCTGGTGCCTCTGCTAGTGTTTGGAATGTATCGGTGCGAGCGTAAGCGTCTTTGGCTTCTACGGCTTCGACGCCCTCTACGCCCTCAACAGCTTCAACGGCTTCACTGACAAGCTCACCGTCTTCGTTATACAAGGCTTCAGATGCTTCAACAGCCTGCACAAACTCTACACCTTCAACCGCCTCAACCGCCTCAACTTCAGTCTGCGTTTCCCACCAAGTGCTTGAAACAAACATAGCGTATCGACCAGCATCTAAGCCTTGTTCTGTAAAGGCGTCGCGAAGGTCTTGGGAAATTATGCCAAAGTGAATCCGAGCATCGTCACCCTTTTTTTCGAATGCCGACTTCCATCGGAAAGAGCGCAGCAAACCTTTGCAGGCTTTGGCCACGGCTGTTTCTGCTTCGGCTATTTCTTGAATGTCCTGCTTTTCGTTTCGGTCAGATGTAATAATATTTGGGTTAGTGGCGTAGATGTCATCCCAGCGCAATGCGCTGAACCCTAGGTCTCTTGCGTTGTCATTACTGGGGTAAAATTGAGTCGCGTCCCAAGCGTATTTATCAGCCCCACCAACTTGAAGCCTGCCGCCTGTTTGCCCATTTACATATAAATACCCGCCAGCAATGCTACCAATACTGCCAACGGTTGTGCCATCTTTTTGGAATACTGCAATGTCACCATCAGAAGATAGGCGGTTAAGGTTTAGTGCGTAAGAACCTGACCTAGTAAATGCGGCCAAACCTCCGGCTCTCAACTCATTACCAGCGGTTGTGGTACTGCTAGAAGTCTTACCCACGAGTAAGTTGCCAGAGCTGTCGATTCTTAGTCGCTCAGCAAGCGCACTACCAGCAGCCTGACCCACCTCAAAAATAAGGTCAGTAGCGCCGGCATTAGTAGCACCTGTGCTTTGGCGTTCGGCAAAGATTCTTGCGTTTGCAACAGTGTAATCGCTGCTGTAAACCGAACCGAGAACAATGGCAGCGCCTGTACCTGCATTTACGTTATCACTAATAATTGCAGCATTAACCACCGGGTCTGTGCCTGCGGAAAAGTTGTATGTGGCAGGTGCTCCAGAGATTTCCAATTGCGCCTTTGGTGAACTCGTGCCAATCCCGACATTGCCAGCGCCATCAAGAACTACAAGATTATCATTACCCCAATGCCCTAGAGCTAATAAATTCGAATCTGAACCAGCCGCACTGAATTTATAACCAAGGTAACCCGCATTTTTAGTAGATCCTGCGCTACCCAAAACCAACAAATTAGTTTGTCCGCTGGTCATGTTTGGAGTGAAATTTTCTTGGGTGTGCATAAACGTATCTGTGCTAGAGTTAGTAACTGAAAGTGTTGGGTTAGCTCCAGTGCCCGTCCCTGAAATACTAAGTCTTGAGCTACCCGGATCAGTAACACCTATCCCGACATTGCCCGAGCTGTCGATTCTGAATCTTTCTGCGTCATTAACTCGAAAAAGAAGAGAGTTGTCAGAGTGGTCATACTGAATGCGGCCTACGTTAGAATCGGTTGCATCAGCAAAATTGATTGTACCGTTAGAAGTATCGGATGAATTAAATGTAAGGTCCGCATAGCTAGTGTTATCGCCCAAGCTTACGAGGCTAGAAAGTACCGTTGTCCCAGCACCATCAACAGTCAAACCATCAGCCGTAACGGTGCCGTCCACGTTCAGCGAGGTGTCGATGTCCACAGCACCTGTAGTGTTTGCGATGTTGATTGCAAGCGTGCCGTCATTAGCTGAGATAGTGGACGTTTCAATGTCCGTGGCGTTAACGACGTCGTCTTTAAGCAAAACGCTGTCAATAGTTACGCCGCCAGCTGCGGTAATCTCACTAATTGTATCTACGTTCAGGCCACCAGTAGCGGTAGTCGCACCGGTTACACCGAGTGTACCTGCGATTGTCGTATTACCACTGGCTGCGGTAACATTTACTTTATTGGTATTTACCGCAAAATCACCGGTTACCTCAGCGGTACCGCTCAAGGTAGTGTTGCCAGTAACACCTAGGGTGCCACCTACTTCTGCGTTACGAGAAGCAAAAACATCGCGGGGGCGAGTAGCCCCTGTTTTGCCAATATCGTAAGTACCGTCGGTAAACAGTAAGTCCGAAGTTGTAGTAGCATTGATTGTAAGGGTGTCAGCAGCGGCGTCACCGATTACAGTGTTGCCAGATACAGTAACGTTAGCGGCTGAAATATCCCCAGAAAGGGTTGGGTCTGTAATGCTAGGAGACACCAGTGTTTTATTCGATAACGTCTCTGTACCCGCCAAGGTAGCAAGTGTACCGGTGGTTGGGAATGTTACGTTAGTAGCGCCAGTGGTAG